TGTATGATCATCAAAAAGGTCATGGAGAATTAACTCCAGGCATGTGGATCAGTGTACGAAGCATACAATCAAAAGCATTATACTTTGAAACCCTATTAGTTGAATACGGTGCCCTATACGATAAACTTCCTATTAGTGCCTTTGTATGGAAAGAAGATTACGACAAAGATAATCAACTCCCACTAGACACACTACAGATCTGGGACTGTTTTGATTATGATATTACAGTAATTAAAAAACCTATGCTTTGCGATTGTGAATTTTTTGGCAAGGATCGTAAAATGCACAAAGGCGAATACCTGTTTACACTAGATACCTGTCACGCACAACACTCAACACTAGATATAAACTTTTCAGAACATGATCCAGAACACAAAACATTTAACATTCTTAAATTAAACAACGGACAGTTTGCCGCACAACCAAATAACAGAGTTGTGTTTACAGATCAAAGTTTAATTCCAACAGAAAGAAAATTTCCCGACTTTAAAGTTTGTACACAAAACTACACAGTAGAAAATAATCCAAAATGGAGTGTAGGACATACAGACGAATGGGCATACAAAGATAAAAACGAAGGTTTGAAAGATTAGTAAAAAAGAAGCATATAGAATTTTTTGGATAGTTAAAGGACATTTAAACGCCTCCGAACAATGTATATATGACTGCTATGACAGTTATTTCAAACGAGTATGGTATATGGAAGAATCATACGCACACGAAAATGGTTTTGAAGAAGCCTATAATATGTTAGCCAAACATCAAGATAAGTCTTGACTTCTAGCATAAATCTATATATAATATAAAAATTATTAACAAAGGAGTATCGCATGAGTGATAGAACTTTTGGCGCAGAAGAAAAAGCCAAATTGGTCCAAATTGTAAATGAAGGTGTAACTGTAATGCAAGAAGTACAGGACCTACAAGAAGGACTACGAGATACAATTAAAGCAGTAGCAGAAGAACTAGATTTGAAACCAGCACTAATTAACAAAGCAATTAGAATCGCACAAAAAGGCGAATGGCATAAAGCAGTTGATGAATTCGAAGATTTGGAAAACATCATTGTTACTACAGGCAAGGATAAAGTCTAATTGCAAAGTATTAAAAACTTTTGGTTAAACTCGTACCACAGTGATAAAACAGCGTTCTATTTTGAACTTATTAGTTTTGTTTTCACTGTGAGTGCCAGTTTAACACTTGCTATTACCGCAAGAGATCCTAATATGCTAATAGTATATCCTGGATTTTTTGTTGGTAGTGTTACACAAGCATACGCAAGTTATCGTAGAGGAGCCGCTTGGGTTTTTCTACTAACAACCTATTTTGCCTGTGTAAATGTATTTGGATATGGTGTAGCATCAAATTGGTGGTAAAATATAATTTTAGGCTTGTTTTTTTTAGGCAGTGACAGTATAATAGTAAATAATGTTGAAGAAGGTCAGTCGGCCATAAACGACATAATTGGTTTTTGCCAGCCGCAAGTGGCATGTATAGGAGAAGATATTGAGTTACGTAGACGCACTCTGGGATCGTGATAAAGACATTATCAAGGTTGTAGAGAGAAACAAAAAAGGCGAACGAGAGTTTCGCGAATTTCCCGCAAGATATGTATTCTATTATGGTGACGGAAAAGGTAAGCAACGTAGTACCTTTGGCGATCCTGTAAGCCGTGTTGTTTGTAAGAGTTGGAAAGACTTCCTTAAAGAACAAAAAATTAACAAACATCGTGGACTATATGAAGCGGATATTAATCCTGTATATAGACTGCTTGAAGAAAACTATCTAGGACAAGATGCTCCTAATCTAAATGTTGCGTTTTTCGATATTGAGGTCGACTTTGATCCAGAACGTGGATACAGTTCACCTGAAGATCCATTTACTGCTATTACTGCTATTACGGTACACTTACAGTGGCTTGACAGCCTTATCACACTAGCACTTCCGCCTAAAACACTAACAATGGAACAGGCAAAGGAAGAATGTAAAGATTTCCCCAACACATATCTGTTTGAAACTGAAGCCGAAATGCTTGACACGTTTTTGGACTTAATTAAAGACGCAGATATTTTATCAGGTTGGAACAGTGAAGGATATGATATTCCTTATACTGTCAACCGTGTAACTCGTGTGCTTTCAAAAGAAGATACAAGACGTTTTTGTTTGTGGGATCAATATCCTAAAAAACGTACATTTGAAAAGTACGGAAGAGAGCAGGAAACCTATGACCTAATAGGCAGACAGCATTTAGATAGTTTGGAATTGTATCGTAAATATACATATGAAGAAAGACACACATATCGACTTGACGCTATTGGCGAAATGGAGATCGGCGAAAAGAAAACTGTTTACGAAGGTACGCTCGATCAACTTTATAACAATGACTTCAGAACGTTCATCGAATACAACAGGCAAGACGTTGCACTGTTGGACAAGTTGGACAAAAAACTAAGGTTTATTGATTTAGCCAACGAACTTGCTCACGCAAATACAGTTTTGCTACCCACCACAATGGGTGCTGTGGCAGTTACAGAACAGGCAATTATTAACGAAGCACACAGACGTGGTTATGTTGTGCCTAACAGGGTACACAGAGAACCAGGTTCAGCACAGGCGGCTGGTGCTTATGTAGCATATCCTAAAAAAGGACTACATGACTGGATTGGCTCAATGGACTTGAATTCACTGTATCCAAGTGTGATTCGTGCGTTGAATATGGATCCAGCAACAGTGGTAGGCCAACTGCGACAAAATCATACAGAAAATTATCTCAACGAACAAATGAATTTTAAAAAGAAATCATTTGCGGCGGCGTGGGAAGGCAAGTTCGGCAGTCTTGAATATGACTATGTTATGGAACAACGCAAAGACATTGAAATACATATTGACTGGGAATCAGGTGAAAGCGATAGTTTAAGTGCCGCAGAAGTGTATAGATTGGTATTCGAAAGCAATCAACCGTGGATGCTTACTGCCAATGGTACTATTCTTACAACTGAATACGAAGGTATTATTCCTGGACTACTAAAACGTTGGTATGCTGAACGTAAAGAAATGCAGGGCAAAAAAACTGCCGCACAGGACGCAGGTAACAAGATTGAAACTGCTTTCTGGGATAAACGACAACTTGTTAAAAAAATTAACCTAAACAGTTTGTATGGTGCTATTCTAAATCCAGGCTGTAGATTCTTTGATCATAGAATTGGTCAAAGCACTACACTAACTGGTCGTGCTATCGCAAAACACATGAGTGCTAAGGTTAATGAAATTATTACTGGTGAGTATGATCATGTAGGCAAAAGCATTATATACGGTGACACTGACTCTGTTTACTTTAGTGCTTACACTAGCCTACGTGCTGAAATACAAAAAGGTGATATTCCATGGAACAAGGAAAGTGTTATCCAACTGTATGATCAAATATGTGAAGAAGCAAACACCACATTTCCTAAGTTTATGGCTGATGCTTTTCACTGTCCAAAAAGCAGAGGAGAAGTAATTGCCGCAGGTAGAGAAATTGTTGCTGAAAAAGGTTTATACATTACAAAGAAACGTTATGCGGCATTGATTTATGACCTTGAAGGTTTTAGAACTGACGTAGAAGGCAAGCCTGGCAAAGTAAAAGCAATGGGTCTTGATTTGAAAAGATCAGATACTCCTGTGTTTATGCAGGACTTCTTAAGTGAAGTATTGTTGGCTGTGCTAACAGGTGCTCAAGAAGATCATGTTTTAGAAATGATTACAGACTTTAGAACAAAATTTAAAGCAAGGCCGGGTTGGGAAAAAGGTTCTCCAAAACGTGCCAACAAGATTACAGAATATCAAGCCAAAGAAAAGAAACAGGGCAAAACAAATATGCCCGGTCATGTAAGAGCAAGTATCAATTGGAATACGCTCAAAGAAATGAATGGCGACAAGTTTAGTATGCAAATTGTAGACGGTATGAAAGTTATCGTATGTAAACTAAAAAACAATCCTATGGGATATACTTCGGTTGCGTATCCTACGGATGAACTACGTCTTCCAAAATGGTTCCAAGAACTTCCTTTTGCTGACGATGAAATGGAATCAACTATCATCGACAACAAACTGGAAAATCTAATTGGAGTACTAGATTGGGATATTAAATCAACCGAACAGAAGAATACATTCAATAATTTATTTGACTTTGAATGATTTTCTAAATATAATAGTATATAAGGAACGGAGAAAACTATGAAAGACATTTTACAAGATATTGTAGCACATACACACGCCCTTGGCTTTCTTAACATTGTTAAGGTAAATGGTGATGATGCTCAAACAGGTATCGACAGCATGGCAGAGGATCGCTCTGTGATCATGCAGGCAAATACTAAAAACGCCCAAGTAGAAATGAAGGGTACATTTGGTATGCCTAACCTAAATAAACTAGACATTCATTTGAAGTGTCCAGAATACAAAGACGGAGCAACCATTGATGTTGTGCGTCAAGACAGAAATGGTGTACAGATTCCAACAGGCATTCACTTTGAAAACGCAACAGGCGACTTTAAAAACGACTATCGTTTTATGAATGCTGACATCATTAACGAAAAACTTAAGACTGTTAAGTTTAAAGGTGCTAACTGGGACGTAGAAGTATCG